CTGCGTCCGTGTCCCAAGACGCTTTGATGGCGCTGAATCAGATGATTGATTCATGGAACACCGAACGTTTGTCGGTTTTTAGCACCCAAGACCAAATGTTTACTTGGCCTGCCGGTGAAATTAAACGCACTCTTGGCCCATCAGGCAACTTTGTAGGATTGCGCCCAGTTTTGTTGGACGATGCCACTTACTACCGCGATCCAGGCACCAATGTGTCTTACGGTATCAAATTTATCAATCAACAACAGTACAACGGCATTGCAGTCAAGACTGTGACCAGCACATACCCGCAGGTCATTTTTGTCAACATGACTTACCCTGATGTTGAAATGTACATTTACCCGCGTCCCACACGCGACTTGGAATGGCACTTTATCAGTGTGCAAAAGTTAAGTGAACCTGCTAATTTGGTGACCAATATTTTGTTTCCACCAGGCTATCTGCGGGCGTTCGTATATAACTTGGCAATGGAATTTGCACCAGAGTTTGGCGTGGAACCAAGCCCTCAAGTGCAACGAATTGCAATGACAGCCAAGCGCAACCTGAAACGCATCAACAATCCTGACGACATCATGTCAATGCCTTACGCCATTGTGGCTTCACGTCAGCGGTTCAACATCTACGCCGGTAATTACTGATGCAAACGCCGATTCTTGGCTCCAGCTACGTTGCTCGCAGCATCAACGCTGCCGACAATCGCATGGTCAACCTGTACCCAGAAGCCACGCCAGACGGCGGCAAAACTGCGGCTTTTCTGACGCGCTGCCCTGGCTTGGAATTCTTGCAAACGATCGGCACAGGCCCCATTCGTGCCCTTTGGGCACACCAGACCAATGGGACGAATATCTTTGTGGTGTCTGGCAACCAAGTCTACAAACTTGACGGCATGACCTCCACGCCCACTTTCTTGGGCAATGTCACCGGCACGGGCCCCGTGTCTATTGCTGACAATGGAACCCAGCTTTTCTTTGCCTGCAACCCTGACAGCTACATCTACAACGAAGTCACCGACGTGTTCCAGCAAATTACCGACCCAGATTTCCCTGGCGCGGTGACTGTGGGCTACTTGGACGGCTACTTTGTGTTCAACGAGCCCAACAGCCAAAAGGTGTGGGTAACGTCTTTGTTGGACGGCTTGTCTGTCGATCCATTGGATTTTGCCAGCACTGAGGGCTCACCTGACGGCTTGGTGGCCATCAACATAGACCACCGTGAAGCATGGATGTTTGGCACCGACTCAATTGAAGTCTGGTACGACGCTGGCTTGGCCGACTTCCCGCTGACCCGCATCCAAGGTGCGTTCAACGAAATTGGCTGCGTGGCCGCGTTCTCAGTGGCCAAGCTGGACAACGGTTTGTTTTGGCTGGGCACCGACGCCCGTGGCCAAGGCATCGTCTACCGAGCCAACGGCTACACTGGCCAGCGAGTGTCCACCCACGCCATTGAGTATGCAATTGCTCAGTACGGCAACATTTCAGACGCGGTGGCTTACACCTACCAGCAAGAAGGCCACGCCTTTTATGTGCTGACATTCCCCACCGGCAACGCCACATGGGTCTACGACGTGGCCACCCAAGCGTGGCATGAGCGGGCGGGTTGGGACAACGGGGCTTTTACTCGTCATCGGTCTAACTGCCAATGTAATTTCATTGGCAACACCATTGTTGGTGATTTTGAAAATGGCAACATCTACAAGATGACCTTGGATGTCTACGCTGACTATGATGAGCCTCAAAAATGGCTGCGCTCATGGCGAGCCCTGCCCAGCGGTCAGAACAACCTCAAGCGTACGGCTCACCACAGTTTGCAACTGGATTGTGAATCCGGCACAGGCTTGGCCGATGGCCAAGGCGACGACCCGCAGGTTATGTTGCGTTGGTCAGATGATGGTGGCCACACTTGGAGCAATGAGCATTGGTCGCCTATGGGCAAGATCGGCGCGTACTACCAGCGCGTGTTCTGGCGTCGGTTGGGCATGACGCTCAAGCTGCGGGATAGGGTCTATGAAGTGTCTGGCACCGATCCTGTAAAGGTCGCCATTATGGGCGCTGAATTGATTCTGAGCCCGACCAATGCCTGAACAACTTAATATAACGAACCTACCTTCGTCGCGGGTCGAGTTTATCGACCCTCGCACGGGGTTGATGTCGCGTGAATGGTATCGGTTCTTTTTGAACATATTCACTTTGGTTGGCGGCGGCAACAACCAGACATCTTTGGACGACCTGCAACTCGCGCCCCCGCCAACGCCCGCAACGACAGGCGGTGGCTCAGGCACGGTCACATCGGTCGATGTATCGGGCGGCACGACAGGCTTGACCGCCAGCGGTGGCCCAATCACCACCACCGGCACCATCACCCTTGGCGGCACCTTGGCGATTGGCAGCGGTGGCACAGGCTCTACGTCAGCGGGCGGTGCACCATTTGCACTTAAAGGAGCCAACACCGACATCACATCGGTCACGCTGACTAGCGGCACAATCACCACCGCGCCCACATCAAGCAACGATATTGCCAACAAGTCTTACGTTGACAGCATTGCTACCAACGTCAATTTCCATAGCGCATGTAGTTACGCCACAGCCGCAGTGCTGCCAGCCAACACCTACAACAACGGCACTGGCGGCGTAGGTGCAACTCTGACTGCCAACGCCAACGGCGCGTTGGTTGTGGACAGCTACACGTTTGTGTCGCCTGGCGATCTTAACAAGCGGGTGTTGGTCAAAGATGAGGCCGCAGGGGCCAACAACGGTGTCTATACGGTCACCCAAGTCGGGGATGCAAGCAACCCCTACATTTTGACCCGCGCAACGGATTACGACACCAGCGGCACAGGCGTAGACCAAATCGACCAAGGCGACATGATGTTGGTGTTGTTTGGCACGGTCAACGCCAACACATCTTGGGTGCAACAGACCCCACTGCCAATCACAGTCGGCACTACCGCGCTGGTGTTTATTGAGTTTGCTGCGGTGCAAACCTACACAGCAGGTACAGGGTTATCCCTAATTACCAACCAGTTTTCGATTACAAATATCGGCACGGCGGGCACTTACGGTTCGGCCACACAAACGCCGGTATTGACCACCAACGCGCAAGGTCAGGTCACGGGTGTCACAAACACCGCCATCACACCTGCGGTGGGTTCGATCACGGGCTTGGCCACCGGCGTAGCGACCTTCTTGGCCACGCCGACCAGCGCCAATTTGGCGGCTGCTGTGACCGATGAAACCGGCACTGGCGCATTGGTGTTCGCCACGTCCCCCACTTTTGTGACGCCGATCCTTGGCGTCCCGCAATCGGGGGACTTTAGCATTGGCACATTCACTTGGCCAACCTTTAACCAGAACACCACCGGCACAGCGTCCAACGTCACAGGCATTGTGGCCGTGGCCAACGGCGGTACAGGCACGGCCACTCCATCACTGGTAGCGGGCACCAACGTCAGCATCACCGGCACTTGGCCAAACCAGACAATCAACTCAAGCAACCCTGGTGGCACGGTCACTTCTGTGGCTGCGTCTGTGCCGTCGTTCTTGTCGATCAGCGGCTCGCCAATCACTTCGTCGGGCACTTTGGCCATCACCTACTCAGGAACGGCTTTGCCTATCGCCAACGGCGGCACTGGCGAAACTACAGCTAACACAGCGTTCAATGCACTAGCCCCTAGTCAAACAGCTAATTCAGGCAAGTATCTAACTACTGATGGGACAAATACATCTTGGGCTTCTGTTGCGTCTTCAACTACCAATGCCTATGCTTTTGCGTGGTTCTTAACATGAGGAAACTATGATAGTTTTAGATACAACATCAAAATCCATAACGATAGTTATGTCGGGTGCGGCTGCAACGACAAACCCGAGTTTCACCGCAGCATACGCAGACAACAACGGCACTACGTTTACAGAAGGTGCAAACGATGGTGTTTTAAACGGAACTACGGCAGTGACCGTGGTTGCCGCCCCTGCCGCCTCTACCAGAAGAATAATAAACACAATCACGGTTGAAAACAACGACACTGCCGCAGTGACCATAACTGTTGGTTACCTAAATACTGCAAGTACAAGGGTAATTGTTAAAGTTACTTTACAAGTTGGCGATACATGGACAACTAATGGCGCATACGATACCAATGGAAACCTAAAACAAACTTCAGGCGGGGCAAGCGGCGCAACGATCACCAACGACACTGCTACGGCCACCAATGTCTACCCCGTATTTGCCAACGCACTTTCTGGCAGTTTTACAACGGCGTACATCAGTAACGCCAAGTTGCTGTACAAGCCGTCTACGGGCGAATTCTTGTCCCAACAATTCAATGCGGGCAACGGAATTTACGTCAACAGCAAAACCGTTTCAACAAGTTACACTATAGCCACTGGAAATTCAGGCATGTCGGCTGGGCCGATCACCATTGCTAGCGGTCAGACCGTGACGGTTTCGTCAGGTTCCCGCTGGGTTGTTTTGTAAAAGGTGCTTCAATGACTGTAACCGCCAAAAATTTAGTTCCAGCCAAAACCGTTGAGGCAACGCAGACAACGCAATATATTGCCAATGGCGTGACCACAATCATCGACAAGTTCACGGCCACCAACTACAGCGGCTCGTCAGTCACCATCAGCGTCAACTTGATCACAGCCACAGGCACTGCCAGCAACGACAACTTGATCGTCAAGCAACGCACCTTGGCCGCGTCTGAGACTTATATCTTTCCTGAACTTGTTGGCCAGATATTGCCTTCTGGGGGATTTATCTCCACAATCGCAGGTACAGCCAGCGCCATCAACATGCGCGTCAGCGGAAGGGAAGTCTCGTGAACGATTTAGTAGCAAAAGTAAAATTTCGGCAAGACATTTTGACTGTCCAGACTGAATTGCAACGCTTGATTGCTGACGGCGCAATAGAATCCACATTGGAAAATTGCACGTTAAAACATTATTTTTCTCCAAAAGATGAAAAATACGGTTGCTGTACTTACGCTAGGGAAATGATGATTCCCAAAGGCACACTAATCATTGGCAAAATTCACCGCCATCAGCATTTGAATTTCATTACGCAGGGCAAAGTGATTGTGTACACTGAATTTGGGGAAAAACATCTTGAAGCCCCATGCACTTTTATTTCTGAAATAGGTCTAAAACGCGCTGTTTACGCAGAAGAAGACACGCTTTGGACTACAGTCCATATGACAGCGTTTGATTCTGAAACAGAATTAGGTAAAATTGAAAATGAAGTCATCGCCCCGTCATATGATGATTTAGGGCTAATCGCGTCTGTTGACGCATTGCCGCAAATAACGGCGCAAGGAGAAACAATATGACATGGGGTTTAACCGCAGTCGCCGCAAGCAGCGCATACGGCGCGTATTCAGCAAATAAAGCGGGAAGAGAACAAGCTGGCGCAACGGATCGCGCTGCACAACTTGAACGCCAAACTTCTCAAGAGCAATTAGCTCTTCAAAAGCGTATGTACGAAGAAGACATAGTTCGGCAAAAGCCTTTCTATGATGTGGGCGTCAATGCGTTGCCAGAATTGGTTTCAGCATCAAGATACGAACCGTTTACTATGGATAAGTTTCAAGCCGATCCAGGTTACGCGTTTCGCTTAAAAGAAGGTCAGAAAACTTTGGAACGGTCTGCTGCGGCCCGTGGCGGCTTGCTGTCTGGCGGCACGGGTAAGGCGCTACAACGGTTTGGCCAAGAAATGGGTAGCCAAGAATACACCAACGCATTCAACCGCTATCAAGCCGAGCGTACCGCCCGTTTGCAACCTTTACAGTCGCTCACAGGTATGGGCCAAACAACCGCACAACAAATCGGTGCCGCTGGTCAAAATTATGCCGGAAGTTCTGCAAATATTGCGGGGAATATGTCGACAAATGTTGGCAATCTCATGACCAGCGGCGCAGCCGCGCGGGCGTCTGGGTACGTTGGCACTGCAAACGCTTTGACGGGTGGTTTAGGTACGTATCTAAACTACAAACAAGGCCAAAACATGGTGAACGCGTTGCAAAATAGAGGTGGAGGCTATGGGGGTGGGTATGGCGGCGGGGGGAGCGCGGCTGACTATGGCATAAGCCCCGAGCAATACGGCGATTACTACACATAATAAGAGGGTTATAAATGCCTATCGATCCTAGAATTTCCCTTGGTGCTCAGCCAATTCAAATAGCTGACCCTTTGGCGCAGTATGGGCAAGT